GCCAACGATTATTGTTAATAATGGCGATTCCTTTGATGGTGGTTCTATTAGTCGGTTTCCTCGTATCGGTTGGGATAAGAAACCTTCTGTCCAAGAAGAACTCGAAGCCAACAAGCTCTACTTAGGCGAGATAGAAAAGATACGACCAGCAGGGTGTAGGCTTATTTGGTGTCTTGGTAATCACGATGCCCGATTTGAGACCATGCTTGCTGCACAGGCTAGTCAGTTTGAGGGTGTAGAGGGATTCCAATTAAAAGACCACTTCCCTCTATGGGAGGGGTGCTGGTCGTTTTGGGTTAATGACGATACTGTAATTAAACACAGGTTTAAGGGTGGCAGATACGCAGGCTATAACAACGCTGTAGCAGCCCAAACCAATATCATTACAGGTCATACCCATGTATTAGCTTGTCAGCCGATTACAGGCTATTCTAAGACGATTTGGGGAGTACAGACAGGCACACTAGCAGAACCCAATAATATGCAGTTTGCAGACTATACAGAGGATTCGCCTAAAGATTGGCGGTCTGGCTTTGTTATGTTGTCTTGGGAACGAGGCAAGATGCTTATGCCAGAGATGATCCAAGTCTGTGGTGAGGATGAGGTAGAGTTCCGAGGAGAGATTCTAAAGGTATGAAATTGACCTCCACTATCCTAAAGAATATCTACACCATGCTTGTGGTGTGTGAGCCTTTTGATAAGTGGGATATGCCTCTTGCAGAGCAGATAAAGTTTATTGTTGACTACGATCCCGACACTATGGGAACTTTTCTCTACGATGATGGTGCAGACAAGTACGAACACATAATCACAATATCAGCAGCTAGAAATGGTTTTTTAGAAACAGCTATCCGCACTATGGCGCATGAAATGATTCACGCTAGTAGGTGGAACACTTCTACTTGTGCCTGGACAAAGCACGATAAGACTTTTAGATACAGAGCTAAGTTAGTATCAGAATCTCTAGGGTTTGATCCCTTGGAGTTATGACTTAACTACAACAAGTCCTCGTTCAAAAAGTTCACCAATGGTTGCGCGGTGCGCCTGTTCCCACATCTCAATCCTTGCGACTTTCGATAATGTGCTAGATGTATCGGCTTCCGCATGGCAGCGAAAACAGAGGCTTGCAATGCGAAAATCGGATGACTTAAGTCCACGACCTTTTCCATCTCTAAGCTGGTTGGAATGTGCAGCCACGACAGTTCCATCTTCTATCCCACAATGTTGACATGGTAATAGTCTAGCAATTTCTAGGAGTTTTTTGTTTCTATACATTTTCTTAGGTATTCGTTTTCTTCTCTTGTTTTCTTGAGCAATTGAGATAAATGGTGTGCTGTCTTTAGCATCTCTTTATACCTATTAAGGTATAGGTTGTAATTTGTAGAGTCCATTAAACTAACTCCAAGCCTTGTTGCTGTAGTCGTTGATTTTGTAGAGTTTCATATTCCTTATTAAGTTCGCATCCAATCCATTGACGACCTAAATTTTGTGAAACTTGACCTGTTGTTCCGCTACCAAAGAAAGGGTCTAAAACTATATCACCAACTTTACTTCCTGCTAATATGCAAGGTTCTATTAGTTCTTGAGGATATGTAGCAAAATGTGCGCCTTTAAAAGTTGATGTATTTACTGTCCATACTGATCTTTTATTTCTATTTTCACCATTTCCTACAGCTTTCATATTTCCATTTGTTTTATTTGGCACTCTATTGCTACCCTGTTGTAATTCTATGTTTTGCATAAGTCTTGATGTGGTAGATTCTGAAACTGGCTCTTTAATTGCCTCATAGTCATAATAATACTTTTGGTTTTTACTTAATAAAAATATATATTCATGTGCTTTGGTGCATCTGTCTGTAACTGACTCAGGCATAGGGTTTGGTTTGTGCCAAATAATGTCTTGCCTTAAATACCATCCAAAGTCTTGTAATGCAAAGGCTAAACGCCAAGGCATACCCATTAAATCTTTTTGTTTATAGCCATTTCCAATTCTGTTTACTACTTTTTCTCGTGGGTTGCCAAATCCAGCCCTGCCGTTGTTTGATGCTTGACTGCTGTTATTAGCATAACTATCACCAAGATTTACCCAAAGCGTTCCATCATCAGCAAGAATATCCCATACACAAGCAAATACTTCTACAAGGTTATCTATGAACTGTTGTGGTGTTTGTTCGTTTCCTATTTGTCCATCATGCCCATAATCTCTAAGCCCATAGTAAGGTGGGCTAGTAACGCACATTTGCACCTTGACCCCATCTTTTGCCATCTGTCGCATGGAATCTCTACAATCACCAAAATATACTTTATTCATTATTCTGTACCAATCCGTATAGAAATGTAAACAATAAGAAACACAATCAATGCCCAGATGTAGACAAAGTCGCTATCGAGCATGACTATCTACAGATCGGTTAGTAGCCTCTAAACTGCGCCATATCTCGACTTTGAGTTGTGCTGCTGTCAGCATCCACTTAATCTTCTCCTCGCACTCCACAGCCTCTTTTAAACCATCTAGGAGACTTATATACTCTGGGTCTGCATAGGCATCTACCTCGGCTGCTGCAACAGACTTAGCCGATGATTTAGACATAAGGATACTGCGCTTAGACTTTAGGAAGTTCTCTAGGTAGATTCTGTTCGCCTTGGCTTTAGCAAAGTCTCCTGAATACTTCATTATGTACTCTACTGCTTTTGTTGGATCTATATCCATGTATCTCCCCTATTCCCCTTTAACCATTGATCTTGGAAGTCTAATAGCAGATCTTTATCAAGATTGTGTTCTGATAAATATTTCCTAAACTTCTGCAAGCCCCATTCCTGTCTCCACTTGCACAACTGCCGAACTCCGCATTGTCTCATATGAGTTAATTCGTTCACCTATCCACCTCATTACTGGTACTGCCATTGAGTTGCCTAATGCTTTATACCTTACACCACTAGGACAGTTTTCTTTTATGTTGGTGTAATTGTCTGGAAAGCCTTGTAATCTTTCACATTCAACTTCTGTAAGCCTACGAACAGCCGTATTTTGCAAAACAGCTTGAAATCTATTTTTATCAGGCATACGCTGGTCATCACCTTTAGCAGTTAAACATTCGGCAGTTTGACCGCCATTCCAAAATGTAGGAATAAAATGACCGCTAACTACAGATTGATGGGCTTTTCTTCCACCACCGCACTCTGTGTCGAGCGTTCCAACAACGCTTGGTATAAAGCTGTTGGCAGTTTCTTGCCTCGCCTTTCTGCTCTGTTTAATATCCCCTGACAGGCTCTCGGACTCAAATAATATTTCTGCGGCAGGTTTCCAATCTCCAAGGTATCCGACAACAAACACTCGTCTGCGTCTTTGTGCGACTCCGAAGTTTTGAGCGTCAAGCACCCTGTAGCTCCACCCATACCCGAGTTCGCCCAACGCACCGAGGAAGCTGCCAAAGTCTCGCCCCCCCCCGCTACTAAGGACACCTGGCACATTTTCCCAAATGAACCACTTGGGTCTAAAGTGGTCAAGAATTCCAACATAGGTGAGAGCAAGATTGCCTCTTGGATCTTCAAGTCCTTTCCTAAGTCCTGCAACAGAGAATGATTGGCAGGGAGTTCCTCCGACCAAAAGTCCGATTGAGTCATTTATTTGCCACTCCTTATATTTTGTCATATCGCCAAAGTTGGTTACTTGCGGATAATGATGTGCAAGAACCTGACTTGGGAATTTTTCTATCTCTGAGAATCCTACAGGTTTCCACCCCATATGATGCCAAGCAACTGTAGCTGCCTCTATACCAGAACAGACTGATAAGTAGTTCACATCTGCCCCTCTAGCTCTAGGATTCTACGATGTAGTCTTTGTCTGTACTGATCCATAGACTCGCCAGGATAAGGTTGACATCCTACTTCTCTGCCTTTAGCAAGAGTTCCCTGATCTGACCGATGCCATGCCAATACTTCTTTCTTCTTTTCCTCGATTACAATCTCGTCAGAAAATCTTTCATTGTTCAACCAAGTACTTGCATGGGGTATGTACTCCCAATCAGTTCCCTTTGCTGCCCAGTATTTTCGATGCTCTACTATTGCCTCTAGTGCTTTTTGTTGGTTGTCTAGACTTAGTTTTTCCCACGATCTTTTTGCTGTTAGCTTTCCTATTTTTCGTGGGTATTGCGACCAAAAGTTCTCGAATGTCATTTTCCCTTTTCCTTTCGTTTACTACTGTTTCCATTACTGCTGTAAAGCCTGCTTGCATTAAAAACTTATGACCAACTTTATCCATCGTGAGTTCGCACTCTGCCGATCCGTCTGGTAGTTCTTTAATTATATTAACTTGTATCTTCATCTATAAACACCTTTATGTTTTTGTTAAAGTCTGCTTTCATAAGAACTGGTTTATTTAAGCAATCTAACATTTTATAGAGATTCTGCTTTACTTCTTCTAAGTCCTCTCCCATCACACCGACACCTCTTGCTGTGTACAGATAAGGCTCATGGTTCTTATCGTAAAAGACTTCGCATACCTCGACCCAAGGGTCTCCATCGTTCTCATCTGAAAAGTCTACCACTCTATGATTCCAATGCATTATTTACTCGCCAAAATAAAAAGCCCTATATTGCTGAACCCATAGCCGCCATATACCACCGCCATAGGCATATTACCCTTTAGTCCTTGCTCTACAGCTATGTAGGCATAAATAAGACCAGTAACAATGATAAGCCAAGCACTCACTTTTTCTTACACAATCTTATTTTTTCTTTCTTAACTCTATGTGCTTTTGTAAAATATACCAAAACTTTGATTTGATAATCATTTTTTCCCCTTTGTAACTTTAATAATCTTATACGAGTTCTACAAATAAGTCCTAAGTGTTTTCCCTAATGTAACATTAACGGATCATTAATTAACTTATAGGTAATGTTTATATAACAATATACAACTTGTAGGTAAATATTTAATTAACTATATATTTTGTATATATCTATTTCCAATATTTATTATCTTCTACCTTGTACGCTATGCCAAATATTTCGGTTTCTTCTTGCTTGCAAGATGCTAGATGATCTAGGTGTTTTTGTATTTTCTCTACAAGCTCTGGCGATTTTGGTTTATCGACCCATACATATTTACCATTTTCTTTTATTAACATTTTTTATCCTAAAGACAATAGAACGACCAACATCACCGAGGTGATGATTTCTACAAGTGATGTATCCTGTTGCAAAATCTGAATAGCTGGCTTGTACCAAACTACTCGGCTATCGCAGGTGTCGACCCTCGCTGTCTGCCACTTCCTCGCAAACCCTCTAGCCCATCTAGCATTTTTCTATCGCGCACAGCATTTAGCGCGTGTCTAGCTGCAAAAGGAAAACCCCAATAGTCTTAGGAGGGGTATGTCCCTTGGCATGGGCAACTGTTGACAGGTGGAAAGCAGATTTCTCGCTGACTGTCTACAACTACACATACCCCGCCTAAAAATACTGGGGTTGTAACTGCTTTCCTTATCTTGGTTGCCACACCAGACGATTCTATTATAAACCAAAAACTTATATCCCGATCAGTTCATTCTGTTTAAAAAATAGGCAAATTAGCCAATAATTTCCCGATCAGAACTCAAACTCTTTGTAGTCATACCTCCCATTAGGTTTCTTAAACCAGCCTATTACTATAATTCTCCACTTAGACCTAATAAGTTCAGGGAGATATTCGCTTTCTTGGATCTTCTTTATTCTAGATGACATATTACTTTTAGATGTCATTTGTATGCCTAAAGACTCTCCGTTTCCAATAGCCACCATGTCGAGTATGCCAAACATATCTTTTTTTCGTTTTGTAAAAGAGTTGTAGGATTCGACCACTTCGCATTTATATCCCTGAGACTCGTATAGAGCCTTTGTACGCTGATTGTAGTTAGGCAAGGTCTTCTTCTGTTATCTTGCCAAACGAGGCTTCTATGATGGCTTCGTGGTGTTTCTTGGGGATGCTGTTCCGCATTGACCAGGCATAGACAGTTACATACTTCATACCAAGGTGATGCGCGATGTCCTTATATGTGCCAAAGACCTCTAATAATTTGTCAAAGTGTTGTTTTTTTGCAACAGTATTCATGTTATCTCCTTTTGTAGAACATTGATTCTACACCCAAAATAGGTAAATGTAGATATTAGGGTATATCCCTAGTAAATATTCTACAAATCTCTACAAATATCTGTATAGTTCTACATAAGCGATGTCGCTTATTTCTTTGAAAGGGAATTTAAAAATGAATGATATAAAAGTCTACGGATGCCCAGAGTCATTAGTTAAGAAAACTTTTGAGCAGCAATACAACATTAATATGTACCTTGCTGGTATGTTGTCTGATGCCCAACACGCAATAGCTGCTGGTCAAGATGATTTGGCTAGAACTATTCTTAATCAAGTTAAATTATATTTCTTTGACTACACAGATTGCAGAAATCAAACAGCAATCAAAGAAGTCAACTCTTAATTAAAAGGAAAATAAAATGGACTTAGTTACCGCAAACAAACAGTTAACAGCAATTATCGAAATGTTGAATAACGCTGACAAAAATGACTTTGTCATGTACGACAATTTTTATAAAAGCATATATAACAAAGCTATTGAAGTTGTTAGCATCATTAACGACAATACAAAATAATAAACATCCCCCTTCGGGGGGAATTTCTTTGAAAGGGAATTATGAAAGACTTTAAAGGCGAATGGAAAGATATATTTTGGGGTGCTGTGGCAGCTATCCTTATGCTTGCACCAGCAATGATTGTGTATGTTTGGAAAACAGGGGGTGTGTCGTGAGTAAATATGATAGTTGGTTAGAAGAACCATACCGGCAAATGGCGCAAGCTGATGACCATCAGGAATATGTGTGGACTACCTATATGAAGCCAGGTAAGCCATGCGATCCGATGGATTTGGATAACTTCCAAGAGTATCTTGCAGATGCAACTGCGGATTATGCTGGTGCTGAGAAGTGGGAGAATCTGCGAGAGTATGCAGATAAAGGTGAATGGGAGAAGTTTGGTCGGGCTATTTATTTTCTAGTCCACGACCATATTGAAGATAAATTAATTGCGGAGGAAGAATGAAAGCATACCCAAATAGCGAAGTACATGGGCAATTAGGAATGGATTTGCGAGATTACTTTGCAGCTAAAGCCATGCAAGCAATTATTGGCAAATCAGATGATGTAAGTATAAATATAGTTGAGGTTGATAACTGGATTGGTGATTATGCTTATGTAGTTGCAGATGCCATGATGAAAGCGAGGAACACAAATGAGTAAATATTTAGAACTTAGAAATGTAGATGTTTCGGACAAGATCGAGAAGAAGAATGGTTTGTCTTATCTGTCTTGGGCATGGGCGGTGGATACATTGCTACAACACGATCCACAAGCTACTTGGTCGTATGGTCAGCCTGTAGTGTTCGGTGAGACTGTAATGGTGTTCTGTACAGTCAATGCGTTTGGTAAGTCGATGACAGCGCAATTACCTGTCATGGACTATCGAAATAAAGCAGTACCTAACCCCGATGCATTTGCCGTAAATACTGCTATGCAAAGGGCTTTGACAAAAGCAATCGCACTCCATGGTTTAGGACTTTCACTTTATGTCGGAGAGGATTTGTGGGATGATATAGAGGTAGATTCTACAAAGTTTGTAGAAAAGATATTAGGTTCTCAGGACATCCCAGAGCTAAAGGTAAACTTTGCCCAAGCGTTTAAGGAAGTGTCTAAGGACAAAGAGGCGATGAAGAAGGTAAACGATGCCAAAGAAAAGCGGAAGGCAGAACTGAGTGAAACTAGCTGATGTGCAGCCAGACAATGTGTGCTTCGAGTGCGGT